CATCTACTAGTGTCTCCAGTAGCCTGCTCATAAACCTCATAAGCAGTTTGAGTTTGCGGATTTGTATCAACCAGTTTTGGAATTACAGAGTCCGGTTCATACTCAGGGACATTCTTGCGGGAGTAAGCATCCTCCATACCGGGAGGGATCGTAGAGCCTATCTCAGGGTCTCTAGCTACAGCTTGGGCTTCGGGTGAGGCTTTGGTTGAATAGCGAGGAACGGCTCCTGACTTAGCTTCAGCTACGTCCTGAAGGTTCTGCTCAACAGCTTTATCAATTGCGTTCTGAGATATAGGTGAGGGAGGAGGTAGCCTCTCAGAGAGAGGCGCACGAACTAGCTCTTCTACTGTTGGTCTTGCTGTGCTTTCTGGAGTAAATCCGATTCGCGCTGCTGCTTGGGTGTAGGTTTCCCAGAACGGTTTATAAAGCTCACGGTCAAGGGTGTCGAATATACTGGATGATCCGGGGACGCTTCCTTGATCCCTAATTTGCCTAATGTTTTCTGAATAGTTTTTCGATCCAACATAATCGCTCTCCTGATAATATGCTTGAATGTCATATTGTAAACCCGTGTCAAGAGATGTCAACAACTTAGTGCCAAACTCTTCCAGCATATCTTCTGTGTAAGATGCCGCAGTGCTAGGATCAAATGTCCTGCCATCCATAAACACCAACGTGTCTGGCCTGACCGCAGTAAAGTTCATACCATCTGGATCTTTCTCAGGGTTAGCTGTAGTCGATATAGCCTCTAGCTCTGCACGAGTGAAGGCAGAACCATCAGGCTTTCTGACAGCCATACCGACCTGACTACCTGTTTTATATGCTGGCTTAACGGCAATCGCTGCATCTTGAAGAAGAGCATCACCCAATATACTAGTGGCAAGCAAAGCCTGTGGCTTACTGCCACCTAAAAGTTTGATCTGGAATGAAGGCTCAAGACCTTCAAAAGTTCCAGCAGTAAGTTCTATCTTGTGAGCTATGCCTAACCTTTTGAGGAAAGGTATCTCTCCATCCTTGTTAGTAATTGCATTTAGTGCCTGCTCGTGAAAGTCAAACATCTCATCTATCGTGACAGTGTCAGGAAAACCATAACCTCTGGCATTGCCCGGATTAGCAGACACAGTGACTAGCGGCGCTCTAGCTTCAGCAAGAGCTTCAAGCTCAGGCATATTAATAAAGTTTGTGTAGGCGTTCTGCTTTACCTTGACAGCATTGCGTGGCCTAACTCCCTTCCTGAGAGCGGGAGTAACTGATACGTTTCTATCGAACGCGCCGTCAGCAATCTGCTCTTCTATGACGTTGATCTCTTTTGCAGAATTTTTCTTAGCAGATTCCCAAGTACCAGCTCCTTCCTTTTTGTCCGGCTTTGGACTGAGGTTACTCTTGGCATAAAACCAGAGAGCAGCCTGCGCCTGATTAGGTGTGATATTGAATTCTTCTGCCAGATATGAAGTAAGATACTGAGCATATCTGTACTGCAAATCTCCGGGGATCATAGCGGTATCAACAAGGTTTCCAGTTTTCTTGTCGTAACCTTTCCTTCTGAATCCAAAAACCCTAGCCATATGAACATCTTGCACAGAGAAAGGATTAAACTTGTTCCTAGCCCTGTCCTGAATCAATTGCATATAGGTGCTAGTCTTTAAACCCGCATCGGCAAAACCTTCCTTGTACATTCTAGTAATTCGTTTTATCTGATCGCCAGTAATCTTTAGCTTCTGGCCTCCGGGCCTTGTCCCTTCAGACACTTCCTCCATAAACTTAGATGTCTGCTCAACAGGATCAATCCGTCTAGCAACAGACATAATGTGAAGTGTATCGGCTAGGTTTTGTTCGGCAGAGTTCTGCTGAGAGGTTATGCCAAAGATTACAGAGGCTTCTTCTATGTTAGCAGGGCCAACAATATCAAGAAGACCAGAACCAAACTGGTCATACCATTGCAGATTCTCAGAACCTTTAAGTCCCTCTCTCATGTATTGACGTAATTCATCCAGAGAGATAGCCCTTACCTCGCTATCCCTTTCATTGTCAGGAATTTTGTCACCTTTCTTATTAACCTTGCTGCGCTTTCTGGGAGCGCCGGGAACCTCAGCAAGCTGCTCAGAGGTAGGGCTACCACCAGTGGCAGAAATAAGCGCATACAATCCTCTCTCTACATCACCAATAGGCAAGACAGGAACATCCGACTCAACAGGAGGAACAGTGACCGGAGTGCGAGAGAAGGCGAAGTCTTCCTGACTAGCTCTTATTGATTCACCAGTTGGGCTGACGTTAGCGTTCTGAGCCAGAACCAATGGGCCTATTTGTATAACCCTATCAGCGGCAACAATTGGTTCGCCGTTAGCCCTGTCGTAGAAATAAGCATGACGCTCAGGATCATAGCCAACCTGTTTCCAGTTTGTTGGCTTACCTTCCTTCATGTCTTTGAGTATTGCTCTCGATTCTTTAAGCAGAGAGGCATAAGTCTTTTTTGTTTCGGGCCTACCCTCTATGGTGGCAAAGGTATTTTTTGTAGCAGCGCCAGTCGCTACTCCGCTTGCTACTTTTCTTCCAAAGTCAGACTCTCTTCCAGTACCGAAAGAAACATCATTGACTGACATAGCCAACTCATATCCTATAGGCGTACCAGCCTGCCCTTGAAACGCCCCTCTTCCTTCTCTAAGACGAGCAGCTCTTGGCTTATGTGCGGTAACAACCCAAGCGCCATCTCTAAGATAAGCTGGAATATCTAAACGTAGAGCTATGTACTCAAGATTTTCGTCTTCAATAGTTCTTCTGGTCTTACCAAACATTGATTTCTTGCTGTCATCAAGAGCATCTACTGCTCTCTTTTTTGTGGTAAGCAAGTTGTCCGGCAATGATTGATAAGAAGTGACAGGCTTAAACTTATTAACAACTGCATTGCGTTGCTTTCTAGTTATCAATCCGTCTTTCAAAAGTATGGTAGAGACAGCTATCTCTGGTATCTTTAACGATACATCTTTGTGACTAAGCGCCTCTCTCTGAGAAAGCTCATCTCTTCTTAATGTCTTGAAAGATTTATCAAAAGTATCTCTCGGTCTTAGCTTGCCCTTTTGCTCTGGAACAGAGGCTCTGAAATCAAGGACAGCTTTCTTAGCCTGAGCCTCCGTGACAGGGGGCTTACGTCCACGCCTTCTATTGACTTCGGGCAGCACTGCACTAACCACGCTATCTATTTGATCAGAAAGATTAAGCCTTGCATGAGCTTGATCAGCCTGCTCTGCAACCGCTTGTATCTGACCCACCTCAAGGAAGTCACCAGACGGACGAGCTGCTCCTCTCATTACCCTAATCTGGTCATCTGATAACTGAGACTCCAAAGCCACTATATTTGGATCTGCACTAGCCTTCATCTCTGACCTTATGCGGGGTATATCTATAGCACTTCTTTCTCTGGCTGCACCTCTGGGTGTAGTTCTGTTTCGCGGAAGAATGCCACGATCTGGGGCAACGCCTCGCGCAGCCTCTGTAGCTCTCAGAGTTCTAACTTCATCTCTGTCTCTTGCTCCAATTGTTCCCGACTCAATATCGCCAATCAATGAATCAAAGCTTGTATACCCTGTACCGCGCAAGAAACTTAGCATTGACTCAAAGAATGTCTTGATTCTCTGTATCAGAGTTCTTGGCTTGCCAGTAAATTTGTTTCTGCCGTCACGAATTAGTTCAGCTACCGCCTCTTCCATCTGGTACACGGGAGTCAGGTCACTGTATGTAGTCTGAGCAGCGTCAAGATAAGTTTGACCAAGCGAATTTTTCTTAGTTCTAGCAAGCCTTTCTAGGCTAGACCATTCATTCGCTGTCCAGAGATCAAGCATACGCATAGCGTGTACCGACTCGTGGTTAAGGAGAGACTTGGCAGTCTCAAACAGTTGCTCTGGAGTAGCACCCTCATCAGATAATTTTTGCAACCTGTCAACGCCAAAGAATACTTCGTTTAAGTTCCTTGAGTAGAGAGCTTGCTCTTGCTCAGAAATTTCATCAGCAACAAAATTACCCTCTTGATCAAGAGTTGTAGCACCCTGATCTCTGCCGGGATCAAACCTTCTTACCCCTAAGACAAGGTTGCCATCAGCATCCCTGACAACATTAGTTAAGGCATGAAGAACACTGACCCTTACGTCACCAAGGTTAAGCTTATCCATCTCCTCCGAAAGCTGCTTCTCAAGCTGCTGTGTAATCTCCTCACTGGCGCTTGGCAATCTGCGCTCAACAGGAATGACAGTCTCTTCAGTAACCTCTACAGACTCTACGCCCTGAGCATTAAGATCAGCAGTGATTTGCTCTATCTTCTTGTCAAAGCGAGGATCAGTTTCACTAATGCCAATAGCCTCGGCTAACAACTCATTAGTGTAGTCTGGGTTCTGTCCAATATATTGAGAAGCCAGACGGAACTGCTCACTGGTATATATCTTAGGAGTAAATACAGGAAGACTAGTGGATACTTCAAAGCGCGGAAGGGATCTTAACTTAAGGTAAAACAGTTTCATCTCAGCGCGAGACATCTTGTCCACGCCAGATTTACCTGTAAATGACTGGGCTAGAGCTTTTATCTGAGGAGAGTTAAGCTCGTCAGTTACGTTCTTAGCTTCCAATAATCTCTTGATTTCTTCACGCCCGTAAGTTCTATCCTGAAATACAAGTTTATCTACAGCTCTTCCTGCCTTAGTGTTTAAACCAGCAGCTACAGCCTGAGCTTGTTGCTCTGTCTGCATTCTTGTAGTTCTACCTAGTCCTTTCTTTTCCCTACGCTCTACTAGCGTGGTAGGTCTTTGTGTGATAATTTCACCAGCAGAGCTAACGACTACGGGCTTGCCCTTCTTATCTTTATCAACACGATAAGTCTCTGTCTCTATCGTTGCGTCTTCTCTAACATCAGCAAGATTAGCAACATCATCACCCAGTTCTTTCTTAGCTTCTTCAAAAGTAAAGACATCAGTCTCTGACTGACCACTGCCAAGCCTGCTCCAGTTAGCTCGTTGTGATGCAGTCATAAGACTCATAGGGTTTACAGGTGCTTTACCCCTTGCAGCCAAGTTACTGATTCTTCTCGCCGCATCAATAGAGGTTTCCTGCTCATTAAACCCCTGATCAATAGTCGTGCCTGCCGCCATATTTAGGGCGTTAGACGTAACAGTATTGTTCTCTGGGTTTAGGGCAGAGTTGCCCCAGAAGGAAAGGGTTTGGAATGTAGGTTGGTCATAAGCCTGCGGCGAGGTATCAACGATATCTGACACGGAATTGGTGACAGCTCTATTGATAAGCTGATCATTGAGAGCGCCAGCAAAGACTGCTGCCTGCTCGTAATTTTGAAATGTCTTGCCGTATATCCTGCCATCAGAGTCAGTCGCTACAAATGCAGGGACTTGTTCTTCTCTTTGAATAGTCTCGCCAGCCTGATTGGTTACAGTTCTGGTAACTGTCTCTGTTGTTTCCTGAACACCAAAGCTTGTGGTCAATGGGAAGTTCTGGCCCATATCCCTAGCTACTTTTCGTGCATAGGAAGGCATACCCTGAACGTCATCTTGGTCAGGCATTATGACTTGAGGTTCAAGGACTTCTTCACGACCTATGTTGCTAACAAGTTCAGCTTGATCTTGTGCGGCTTGCGCGTTGGCCTCTCGTAGCTTTGTCTCATACTCTCTTTCGGTCTCACTGGAGACTCCTCTACGCCTGCCAGCAGCAGCGTTAAGAACTAGGTCAGATACAAAGCCAACAGCACCGCCTACAGTAAAGTCATCGTACAAAGACTCGCCAATTGGCAACTCTTCGTTATATATATTCTTTTCAATCAAGTCCTGAGACAAGCCAGCAACAGCTTCTTGCACAGCTTCAACACCGCCAGTACCAAGAGCAGACTTGACTCGACTCCCGATAGTGGTAAGCACATCATCATTAACAAGATTTTTGTCTAGCTTTCTGAATAACCTTTCGACAGGAGCTAGTTCTGATAGACCAACAATAGAAGCTAAGGCAATAGCTGAATCTTCTTGGGCCTGACTTATCTCAATGCCAGAATCTTTAGCCATCTGGATTCTTTGTGCCTGCTCTCCAGCACCAGTTCCTGTAGCGAGAGTTGCAACAGTCGCAGCCTCTGCTCCACTTTTAGCTCCGACTAGCTTAGTTAAACCAGTGGTTGCTTTTCCTCCATAACCAGCCAAACGAAAGGCCGCGCCGGGAGTGAGGAACGTGGCAAACGAACCTAAGCCCTCACCAAACTTGGTAGTCCACAAATCTTGATAGGCTTTGTCAGCGCCTAGTGTAGAGTTGATGGCCTCTTTAGCCTGCCTAGCTCCATAGACAAGAGCGTTCTCGTCCCCGGAATCTATGAGACCTTCAAGACCTATAGCGTTAGTGGCAGCATCAGAGAGTTCAGCAAGACCTTCTGCTGCCGTGAGGAAGCCAGAAGCAAACCCTCTAGGCACAGCCTTAGCTGTCTCAAACATCCTTCCTGTTAGGGTGATGTTCTCTTCTTCTGGGCGCTTAGAAATAGATGGGTCTTGCCCATACATAGTCGCAGCATATTGAAGAATAGCCTGATCACTGGCTCCTTCAGGATGGTTTACACTTATCACACCGCCATCAGGTGCGTTAACACTTGTAGTAGGCATTAGTTAATACTGAACCCTGAAGTATCAATAAGCTCATCAACCGCAGACTGATTAGGCGCAGTGACATTAGAACTTGGAAGCCCTAATTGTGCTTCAAGAAGACTTCTATAGCCATCAACAAGTTTGGTTATAGCCTGTGGATCTTGAATTCCTACGACAGAAGCTTCTAAAGTATCTCTCTGCGCCTTCACAAGCTCTTCAATATAACTTCTTATAGATCTTCTTTCCCTGCCTTTCTCTTCTCTCCTCATCTCAATGATGCGATTAGCGTCATTAACGATATCTGCCTCGTTTTTCATGAGAGTGGCAATGGTAGTGACATCCTCTCTTGCTCCAGAGATCTGATCCATCAATTGTTGTCTAGATACTGTGTAGTTCTGGAATTCAACAGTGTTTCTGAGCGCCTCTTGATCAGCCTCAAATTGTGACTCTGCCCTTCGTCCAGCAAGTTCTGCTTCTTCGGCAGATAAACCTAGCTGAACCGCCTCTCTTTCAGCAGCAGACTTAACATCTCTCATTCCCTTGCGCTCATCAAACACTCTCTGATCAGCTAGTTGCTTAACTTGTTGAGCAGCCTTGCCGCCTTCATCTAGACCACCACTAAGATCTCCGCCAGCCACACCAGCACCAAAGCTCATAAGGAAAGCACCAAGAGCATCACTCTTGGACTTCTCTTGAAGTTCATCAATTAAGACTTCTCTAGACGCTATGTCCTCTCCTGCAATAGTGGACAATCTATCTATGTAAGACTGCCTATCTATGTCATCAGGAATGAAACTGCGTTCTGTAAAAGTTGATTGATAAGGATCAAGTTCATTAATTTGACCTCTTAATGTTGCAATGTCTTCCCTTCCTGACTTAGTTAAATCCATAATCCCTTCCCTATAACTTCCAAGTGCTAGTTGATCTGGATCTAGGACGGGGTCTAGCGACATTCCAAAAGGTAAATCTTTGCTCAAAACTCCGGTAGGATCATACTCCGTACCCGGCACAAGATCTAAGCCTGTATAAGCCTCAAGAGAAGCTGCGTCTGCTGACGATAAATTATCTAACGTATCAAGATTTGGTTTCGTTTCGGGAAGATCAAACTTATTGAGATAATCCTGCGAATAATCAACTCCATATAGTTCATCTCGTGCAATTTTTTCTGCCTGCGCTCTAAGTTCTCGTCTTTGTTCAGATCTTTCTAATTGATCTCTATAAGTACCTCTACCGCTTGAAATATCCGGCATCGTATCCAGTATCTCTTGGACTCTTCTTTCAAAAACTAACGAATCAGAAGGGTTGCGACCCATCTGACCACTAGAGGGAACTCTCATGCCATTACTCATACCCACTATCCCAGCCGGGGCTTGTGAGCGTGGCATAGGGGGCTGCATAGGAGCTGCCATAGGAGCTTGCATAGGAGGTGGCATAGGAGGCTGCATAGGCATTGGAGCCTGAGCCTGCATAGGAGCTTGAGCTTGCATAGGGGGAGGAGGAAGCATTGGATTGCCGCCCATCATTCCAGCAACACCTTGACTTGCCTCTGCTACAACCTGTTGAGCAACTGGGACAGTCGGCGCTGAATCCTGCGTAGCAGCATAGGACTTACGCATCTCATTCCGGCGCTGCAATTCCGAGACAATAAGAAACTGCGGCACACCGCCGCTAGGAAACTGAGCCTCTTTCATAAGAGCCTGATCAGGCAAGCCCTTTATTTTATCCTCAACCTCAAGGATGTTATATGTCATGTCTTTCTCCTAACGAGTTGCCCCATATAAGCCAGCAGCAGCTATACCGCTGCCAAGTAATTGCTGTGCCGTTGTGGGCTGCTGACCATAAAGAACTTGTGTGCTTCCCGGCTGAACAGGCAAGCCTCTAACCAAGTTACTGTAAAGGGATAATTGCTCCAGAGGGAACGCTTGCTGACGTAAGAAATCTTGATACCCAGTATCGTAACTCTGTTGCAACAGACCTCTCTGATCCCGACCAGCTTTGCCTAACTCAGCAAGTCTTGTGATTTCCATTGCTTGATCTTTAGAGGCAAGGTCGGAAGCCTGTTGTGCAGCTCTCAGACGTTGCTGAAGATCCGTTTGAAGTGCGCCATAACCTTGCAAGCCCAACTGCGCGGCAGACTCTCTAGCGCCTCTGTCTGCTTCAAAAGCTCTCTGAGCTGACTCAAATGCTTGTTGATCGCCCTGAACTTGTATATCAGAAAGTTGTTGTTCTAAATTACGTTCGCGCTCCGACTGCATGATAGCTTCTCGGTATCCACCTAAACCACCAGCTAAAGCTGCTTGTTGTCCTATGTCTGTACCCTGAATATCAGAAAGTCTCGTTGCCTCACGCTTTGCTATGTCAGTAACCTTCTGCTGATAAGGACTCATATAGGTGGTGTAAGTGCTTACATCTCCCAAAGTTCCTAATTGATCTGGTTGGGCTGCACTAATTGTACCCATTAAAGCAGCAGTAATAGGATCTTGTCTGATTGCCTCAGCATAAGGATCTTTATAGGCAACATACTGGCTGCCCTGTATGGCAGACTGCATTGCCTCTGGAGTTCCTGTCTGAGCAAGCGCCCCAATTCCCGACATAGCATCCTGTTCAAATGGAGAGAACTCAGCAAGCCGTTGCTCAGGATAAGGAGTATAGGGTTGTAAAGATTGAAAAGTACCCCTGCCCAGCAGCTCGTCATAATAGGGAGCTAACTGTTCTGGAATCTCTTGCGTTGTTGTTTGTACGGTATTTGTACCGCCACCTCCGCCACCACCAAAACACATAATTAAACTCCTGCGGCGAACAATCCGCCAACCGTAATCAATCCAAGTTTGTTCATAATATCAGCCTTAGCAATAGGATCTTCTTTGCTAAAGATACCGATAATCAAAGGTAACTTTTTTTCTTCAGCAAATTCTTTTGCTTTGTCAATTAACATGCCTGCCACACCGCTTTTTCTATACTCTTGAAGAACATAGAGCCAGCCATCCGCAATATACTCTGCGTCAGAATACCAAGGAGAGGTTCTGTTCAAGCCAATCGAACCAACAACCTTGCCATCATTATCCTCTACAACAAAAGCAGCCTCTTTAATATTGAAGATAACCCAACCAAGAGCTTTCTTAAGATTCAAATTAGAGGCGCTTAGTTTTCCCATCTTATGCTCAGGGACAAAATTTTCTATAAGAAAATCAACTACCTTTTTAAAGTCTTCTTCACTAGTTGTAAGTTGTCTTATATGCACTATGCAGGCATCACCCTGTCATCAATCTTTCCGGGCTGAATAGTCCTGCCTGTCTTAGCCATCCTGACATCATCCAACATTGTATCTAGTTTATCTGATCCAGCATCACTACTACCATCGCCAAGCGAAGCAACCACATCGGCAGGGATTATGTATTCACCGGGAGATACAGCTACTGGCTGTTGATTTCCTATCATGCCCATAATCTCATCATCCATACCTCCACCCTGCCCCTCGATCATACCCTCTGTCTGGGCATCAGGAACTTGAGTCTGAAGCACTTTCTCTCTTAATTGCTGAAACGCTTCGTTTCCAAATACAGAAATAAACTCTTCTATAATTTCATCAGCATTCTCAGCATCACCAAGAATTGCATCAACAGTCATTTTAATAAGCTTGTCTAGTTGATCACGACCTATGTAGCCACCTTCAGCTTTTTCAATAACGCCTCGACCCATCAAGATATCTTCTTGAGTAATCTCTCCATCACCGCTTAGGTCAGGGAACTTACCACCATCAGCCATACCTTTGGCTCTTGCTTGGGCTGCTTTATCTGTTTCTGAGATAGGATAGTCTGTTGTATATCTTTCTCCATCAAACATAAAAGTATCTTCTCTTGCTTTTCTAGCTTCAGCAAAAGCCTTATTAAATCTTTCACGAATAGATTTTGACTCTGTAAACCTCGGCGTTGGCTCACCCCTTGATGGCTTTACTGTTGGCCCTAAATAAAATTCTCCGGGGTTTTGCCCAAAAAAGATTTCTGTATCTTCAGATATATTTACAGGAATGTCATAACCCTGCTTTCTAAGTAAATCAAATTTACCACCCTCAGCCATACCAAGGCTTCTAACGCCAGACATAATCCCTTTCTTAAGTTCATCCTTTTGGTTTTTTAATTTTTGCACTTCAACAAAATTTGAAAAATTTCTTTTAGATATACCGTTAACTGCTCCTCCAAATTTTTTTAACGAATCTATCTCTATTTCTATCATCCGTTTTTTATCGGAGTCTTTTGAGATTGGCAAAGAGTTTTCTAACTCAGTTATTTTATCTACAAGCTCCAAAGATTCTTGCATCCCCTGATCTACCCCATAAGGATAGCCAACGATATCATCACCAACTAAATCAAATTTACCACCCCCAGCCATACCTTGAGCAGCTAAAGCCCTAGCCCTAGATTCTTTTAAATCGTTTAGTTCTTTCAGTAACTCTGGCGGTGGATCTGTTGGAAAGACATTTCCTTTCATTGGAATATCTATCATTTTTGCTTTTTTACGAGGTCTTGTTATACGAGCTATTTCTCTTTCTAAAAGACGTATTCTCTCTGCAAATTCTTTGCTTAGAGGATTCATTGGCCCAGTAGGGTCTTTTGAAGTTATCACGTCAAACATTTCATTCATGTTTTCATTTGTTGTTTGTTTGCCCATTTGGTCAAAAAATCTACCACCCTCAGCCATACCTACAATACCGCCAGAACTAGCAGCCAAACCTAAAGCAGCCGCTGCATCCTGTGCGCTGCCAGCAGGAGCGTCAAACATAGCATCTATTTCTGCGTAAGAAATTCCATTCTCTTGAGCGTAAGTGAGAGCTGATTTAATTTGTTCTTCTGAAAGAACAGTGCCAGTATTATAAATCTCAAGGCTCTCTTCCAACGGAGTCATTTTAGTTGCATTTTCTGCTGCTAGAGCTGTACCTACCGCACCTAATTTTCTTGGCTCATCACCCTTGCTTTTTTCGATGTCAGAAAGAAGTGTAATAATTTCAGACTCAGGAATATCGAAGTAAGCAGATATGTCTTGTGGAGAAACTTGACCAGCCCTATACAAGTCATAAACTTGATCAGCCTCTGATTGAGAATAATCCCCATCAACTTCTATGCCTTTTAATGGACTAGCAATTAAACCAGTCGATTCATCTATAATGGGAAGCTGGCGTGAATCAGTAGTAACTGGAGCTGTAACCGGAGCTGTAACCGGAGCTGTCGCAGCACCAACATTAGCAGCAATGCCTTCAGCACCTTCTATATCGTTAAGAATACTTTGAACCTCATCTTGAGGAATGCCAAAGTAATTGGCTATTCCTGTAGCGCCCATACGACCTGACTTATACAGGTCATAAACCTGTTGAGCTTCATCAGTGCTGTATTCTTGATCAACAGGAATGTCGCTAAAATATTGTTGTGCTAACGATGATCGAGACTGATCTAAAGGTATTCCAAAAATACGAGATATTTGCTCTGGACTAAACCCTTGTTGATCCGCTATGCCATAGTATTTCTGAATATCTTCTTCAGAAAGCGTATCAACATCAGGGTTAAATGTTCCCATACCATAAGTATCCTTGAGATACCTATTATATGCGCCCATTGCATCTCCTCTGTTTAACTTAAGCTTGTCAGCTAAAGAATAGATGTCGTATTCGCCTGAAGCTATAAGTCCCATAGCATTATCAACGTCAGCTTGAGTCAAGTTCTCTAACGTACCAACAGGCAAATTTCCAATATTTGGAACAGCAGGCGCTCCAGCAACGGGCGCTCCAGCAACGGGAGGTTGAGGGGCAGGAGTTCCAGTAACAGGAGGTGTTCCATAAACCCCCGGAAGAAGAGCTGCATAATCTTCGTACCTTGGGTCTCCAAAGTACAGATACTCTGGATCAAATCCGGGGCGATAACCCGGAGGGGCTTGATTCGCAGAATATTTTGCACCTGTTAAAATTTCTTGCTGTCTTCTAGCAGCTCCACGACCAAGAACTTCTCCTACACCAAACCCGGCAGTGCCGAATCTCTCGTATGCTCCACTGCGGAACTCATCACCTTCTCTTCCATTTGACATAATAAAATCCTATCAGCTAAACGCGCTTAGTCCGGGCTTATTAAATACTCCGGCAAAAGGGTTATTTGGTTGAGCAAATTGCGCCGCTCCAGACAGGACACCTCTATCCATCTCCCGTCTTCTTTTTCTCTTTGCTTCCTGCTCTTTACCTAAAGCATTCTGTATTTCCATAGCTTCCATCTGAGCTAGATTACCAGCACCAATCGCAGTGGGCAGTATGGCTTCAGGTTTCATAAAAGCTTCTAATCCAGCCTCTGCGCCTTCTCTAGTAAAGACGGAGCCTATTTGTTTTGTAGGGCTAACGCCCAGCCTTGCTGTATCTAGTTTTGATTGAGCCGAAGCAAGAGTGTTTCTTGCGGTAACTTCAGCCGCTTGCTCTGGAGTAATGTTTGCCATCATAAGACCCGGAGACTGTGCCTGAGTGCCTAAAGTCTTAGTAGCATCAGCAAGCCCAGACTCAGCAGCAGCGACCTTCCCAATCTCAGGTTCTAAATTCACCGCATCACTAGCAGCACCCAAGGCTTTGCCCATACCGAAGCTTGTAAGGCCAGCCAATATGCCTTTCTCAAGATCACCTTCTGCAATACCAGTAATCAAACCAGACGTTGCAGCAGTCGTTAAACCCGGAGCAGCAGCCGCCGCCGCACCAAGACCACCAAGCCCAACCTTAGTCAACGCAGCAGGTAAAAGCTTTGCAATAAATGGGGCTAGAAAGGGGAGGAAGGCTTCTGGCTGACCAGTGACGGGGTTGGTTGTTAATTGTCCTGTAGGAGATAGGGCTGCTATTCCTTGAACCTCAGCAGGGTTCATGTGAACTAGCATTGAATCGCCGTATCTGCCGTATTTTGCTAGATCATTTGCATTCGCCTGTAACGGCGGCATCATGTTGTTCATTAACTTGTCTCCACACCAAATACACTAAAGCTAACATCGGTAGAACTAGAGTAAACTTTCATAACATCGCCTTGCCCTAAAGTTATACCTATTACAGCAGTCAATGTGTCATTAGCACTTAGTTGCTTATCATAATATAAAAACTGTTTGTTATCTGCACCCGCATTATTGACATGAATACTAAGTCTAAATGTCGGAGTAGAACCACTACGATTACACGCCACAAAAGAACTTATTGTTGTGACAGTCAGATCAGGAACTGTATACAAAACCTCAGTGGTAGTCGCAGCAGCATCAAGCTGACCAAGGACTTTTATAACGTCTGTCATTTCGCGCCCATAAACATAAAATGATATTTGCGTATGGCAAGGGAAGCATCTTTGTCAGTCTTGTCAGCGACAACATTTAAGGTATCTTGAACTTCTCTAAAGGATCTTTCTACTGTCCTTCGATTTGTAAGTTCGTTGTTGTAGTCGTATTCCAGCGGAGCAATAGGAAGCACTATTGATCTTTGTTCAGCCATTACCTTCTCCCGTCAGACCTAAGATCAAACCTAAGATCACCAAGAGTCCAGCCGTAACCAGTCCCGGTGCTTTGTATTCTAATTATAGTCTCTCTTGCTCTAGCTCGTATAAAAGTTTGTTTGGTGCTTGATGTAACAGTAGAAGATGACAGCGTTTGTGAATCTTCTAGGGGATAATCTTTACCCTTAATTGTAATATCCATAGCTGCGGATGCTGCTGTCCCACGAAACTCAAAGTCAGGAATCATGCGAGACATAAACATGAACTGATCACCATCGCTAAGTTCTATTCCGCCGGACTCAATATACGAGTTCATAGCTTCGCCATCAGCATCAAACCCTCTTTCATGAAAGTAGAGATAGTTTGCATTGGCGCTAGTATTTTCTGCCGCAATTGGAAAGTTTCTGGTATTAGCAGGAATCCACGCACCCCTATCCAAAGTACCTACAGACCACGAATCCTCTTTAAAATTGTATGTCACATAGTTCGTGCATTCCGTATCTCCAGAACCTATCGGGTAAAACCAAGTTATTTCTGAAAAATCTACACTAGTTGTGGCAAACACTTTAAATATTTGCTCTTGATTTATATTGCTAAATACATAATCAAGAACAGAACAAGTGATTCTCTGAATAGCTCCGTTATAAACATAGAAGCCACCACGATCCATAAAGTAAACAACATCTCCCGCACTAGTCGCAGCCTTCGGAGAGACCATAGAGAATCCTTCACTTACCAGAGAAAACTGGTATGTAAATGGAGACCCAGAAAAACGCATTGAATGAATGCTGTTATCCGTAAATATTAATATCTCTTGCCTAGTCTTAACTGCTCCCATAATGAAAGAGCCAGCAGGAAGAGAAACTCCGCCCGAAGTGTTTGTTGCAGTTGGAGTCCAGTCAAAAGGATTTTCTTGATCAGACCACCTAACAAAAAGAGGATCTAATGTTGAAGAACCTATAGCATTTGTTCCAAAAGCTATGACATGTCTGTCTGTATCAGAGACCATTATTTGAAGAGATAAGATTGGACAGTTTGATGCAGCGCCGTTACTTGCTAGGGTAGCAGCTCTGACTGCAAGTCCTGAGCTTTCATCCCAGTAAAATATGTCTCCACCTCTAGGATTTATTATAAGGTCATCGCCAAAAGTATCTTCACTATACAGTCTTAACTGATTGCCAGAGCTTATAGCAGTGGAGCCACCCCACGCAGACGAACCCCAAGTTCCCGCACCATATCCAGTAGAAGGAACAAAAGTATTAAGACCTATATTTATCTGATAAGCCCCAACAACTGAACTCCCGCCATTGCCCGTGTCAGATGCATTAGCTAGAACCTCGGTTCCTCCAGTATCCTTTGCCTCTATCGTATATGAATTACCATCTATGATAGTCGCTACCTGATATTCTTGATTAAGAACAGTAGCCGTAATGTTGCCGCCCAAACTAACAGCGCCAGAGTATGTAACAAAATCGCCTTGCTGCGAACCGTGACCAGTATCCGCAACAGTAAGGGTTGCATCTCCGTTTGATGCGGAGAATGTAACATCACCCGCAGAAGTGGTCTCTCTAATAGGAGTTATATCGTAGTAAGCATCTCCACTATTTATATAATACTTTAGAGTAGTACCAAGACCTAAATAGTCTGTGGCAGCCGCAGCCTTCCAGTCGTGGATAGATCTGCATATTCCAAGGAATGTGTTAGATGAGTATTTCTGCCACCCACCTATCTGCTCTGGACGGCCTTTACGAAATCTAATTTTGTCTGAATCATACCACCCGCTATCAGCGGTGTATTTTGTGCCTTCTTTATTTACACCCGGAGCAAACTTATATTTTACCAACATCTAAATTTACCTTTAACCTATTTGATAAGTGAGCTGCCTTTATCTCTTTTTTGTTCTGACCTTCGTATTCGACCGCATGATAATTCTTGATAAGCTCTTTGCACAACCACTTACTACCTACCTTAATGTCAGCTAACCATCTTCCGTACTTGCCTTTCTTGTAAGTTCTAAGAGTAACCTCAGTACCTACCGGGGAGAACGCTTGGACAAATGCTTTCGCTGCGAGTCCGTAACGCTTTTCTTCCAAGTCTCTAGTGCGAGATTCTGGAGTGTCAACTCCATTAAGGCGCAAACAAATACCCCGCCCAGTATCACCACGATTAACAACCCCAAAACCCAAATTGATGTCAGTAACATACATTGTGTCTCCGTCTACAATTTTAGATACGGTAGCAGTAAAGATGTACGGATTAGACATACGAGCCTTGTCTTAAAATATCTGTTAGCTCCAAAGAACGCCCACCAACCTGTCTACTCCATTTGCTATCAAGAAATTCAGTTGCAGCAAGGTCATAATCTCCAGCCTCCATAGCAGCAATAGCTTTCTTAAAAAGCCTAAACCTTGTAGCGCCAAGATTTAAAAAGATATTAATGATTGCCTCTTGTCTTGGCTCAGATTCTATCTTCCCAAACCACGTGTATTCTGAACTCAATTCTTTTATGCACCTCAGAATGTCGTTAGACAAAAGATAATCTATCTCTTCCATTGTTAAACCAATGCCTGTCTTAGAGATGTTTCTTCCAACGCCTATATGCTCAAGCCCGTTTATATCTTTGTAAACGTGAGTCTTAACACCTTCATGCCTTTTTAATTGTTCTATTAGTTTGTCCATTTTATTCACTTTGTACTTGAGCCAGAGAACCAAAAAGCCGCCATAGTCCCCAGAATACCGCTCAGTTGGCCCAGCACCAACGAGATAATAGTCTCGTCATTTTGATCGTGGGGCATTATTGTTACTGTCAATACATACGCTCCATACAACAGTAACGCCAACACTCCAAAAACCTTTGGTGTCCAGTCATCTTTAAAAGTCTCTCTGGCATGTTTTCTGTCTTCTACTTCAACTTTAAAACTGTCTAAATCTATTTCCATTTCTTTAATTTTATTTTTAAAATCTTTATCAGCTTCTTTAATCATTACTGCTTTATCAGGCTCACGCTCAACAAGGTCTTCTATTTCATTAGCCGTTGCTGTATCTGGTAAACCTAATTTCTTGGCTACCATCTTGACAGCCATACCAGAAAGAGGCCCACCAGCCGCATTAGCTATGGTTGGGGCGAGTGATTTGAGCAGTCCACCTAGCTTCATTGTAGTAACAAATACACTTTTATAAGCGCCTCTAGTTCGTTAATTACTTTTTTTCTGTATCTTCCTCTACGATAGTATCTATCGTGTCGCATACGTCAGGTACACTTATTCCTGTAGTGACCTCAGTAGCTACGCGACCTACAGCACGTACTCCTTTGTAAATTCCTGAGCAGTATAATTCCTTATTGGCTATCATATCTTCAGATACGGTACAACCTGTCAACACAAAAACCAGACTAACTAGCAGTCGGAAAATCAATTTCATCTTCTATCCTCTTTAGCTCTATGCGTTCTTTTTTACTTAAAGGAATTACTTTGTTTTCTTCTTGTTCTTGCTCTTCTAAAAATTCTTTTAAATTTTCTTTGTAACCTTCCATCATGTGATCTGTTATACGATCTTTTAATCCGCCTCGGTCAATCTTCCTATAAGGCTTAGTAGGATTTACTACATTCGTGCCATCGTTAGAAAAGTACAGCATTGTTTGCGATTTACTAGGGCCGTAGCACAGGCGTGGTATTCTGGCAATCAAATCTGATCCCTGTACGCAAGAGATCTGGTTATCTAAAACCATTGGTTTCTTAAAACCTTTGAAAAATACATTTGGTTTACCAAAGGTAACTAAGTTTATGTTCTCGTGTTTGCCATTCAACATAGAGGCAGATAACTCTGCTAACGCTCCACCAAGACTATGCCCACAGATTAACGTGCGCTTCTTAGGGTCTATGTGTTCTTTGACTTTCTTCCATACAGACTTGTGTGCCAAAGCAAAACCACCGTGACATAGTCTCCCCGCATAAGGAACAGGTATAATATTAAGGTCTGTTAAAATATCTAGCTTCTGTCCGGTTCCTCGAAACGCTATGATATCTATAGACTTTCTTTTAGCTATATATACTGTGGTAGATGTCCACTTATTTTCTATTTTAATCGCGTCTTTATTGCTATCACGATATGCCTTCATACTCCAAGAGCAAGCCATATTCAATAAAACTGGATCTAATTTCATTACTCTGCACTCAAATTAAAAATTAACAATAAAATTGCAGCTATCGCGCCCACTCCTAACCCTATAAAAACAAACACTAAAACAACAATTTTTATTAACTCTGCATCGGCATTCTTTTTATTAAACTGCATCTTTCTTTTTAAAGCTCTCTGCCTCTGCCGTCTATTATTCTCTGCAACGATCTTAGCCCAAGTTGCGCTCTTACCTTGGTCAATATAAAACCATTTTATTTTATGCTCTAATTTGGCTACAGCCTCTTGTTCTTCTATGTAATCAATTGCTTCACCTAGCGTTGACCCTTCCTCTAAGCCATACTTTGCTTCCCGCTTTTTTTCTTTCTTAACCGCTTCGTCTATGTCTTCCTTCGCATCAAAAAATTTCCTGACTGTAGACCGCATCTCTCCAATTTCTTTGCCCCGTTCTACTCCAGCTTTCAAAATAGTATATGCTTTAAAAGCAGCCTGAGCTGCTACTGCGACTTCAATCATCGTAATTCCTCACAGTAAGCAAATATTTCTGGATCTTCAGGGCGATAATTTAGTCTTTGTGCAAACGTCTGACACCTAGACAAATTGTCAAAACACAAATTATCATCACAATTAGCAGAGGTAGTTTGACCTCCTATAACTATTACAAGAATATAAGTAAGCATAACTGTTAACTAAACTCACTAGTAAGCCTTGCAGCTTTCATAAAACTTTTTCTTCAAAAAATTCATTGCGTAATTACCACCGTATCTGTGTCTTCAAAAAACAACATATTTCCCTCACAAACCATATTCCAATCAGGTTCTTCTTGTTCGCTTCTAGAAGGCACTTCTATTATTATGTGTCTAGCTAACCACTCTGTGTTGCCTTGCAGAACTCGCCAAACATGATCTTTAGTACCGCGCCCCGGTTGGCCTCGGCTTTTATTAAATCTTATACGATACTTAGGCACTAGGGCTTATAGGTAATTTAGGATCACAATCAAAGTCTGGGGACAAACAAACAGCATCTAAAGCAACTAAATAATCGTTCCAAGCAATTTTACTTTCGACAGTTATTGCGGGGTCACTAAGTGCTGTGTTTGCAACTACTTTTTCTATGTTTATTCGTTCCACAATTTTAGAAATTCTATATTCTTTTTGCTCTGTCTCTGTAAGCTCTACCCAACCTTGATCGACAAAAGAAGAACCTACCCACGATAAGTCTCCTATTTTATCTAAAAAACCACTTAAACCAAAAATCGGCCCCCAATTATTTGGTAACGGCCCTGCTTCGCTTAAGGGTTCGTTTGTTGACAGTTTTCTTAGTTGCCACATTTTTTTTCTCCGCTAAGACTGGATCATTTTTCTCTTTACCAATTTTCTGGTGAGGACTTATATCATTAGAAAAAGGAGCAAAACCTGCTCCGGGGAGTGCTTGTTCCCCTCGCGCATGAGCTAACTCTTCAGGACTAACTTTCCAATCCCGCCAGCTTGCAAAATCATTTCTAGGAACTATTTGAATGTGGCATCCAATGTTTGCAGCTAATTGATTAATTAGCTCCACTACCTCTACAGGCTGATAAACATTCCACAAAAATTTACCAGAAACACCTCGCATAGTTATTTCTGTAGTACCTCCACCTGAAGTTCCTACCGTTATAGCTTGCGCTCTAGAAGCGTTTGTTTCTAAGGTTTCAAGTTGGCGAATCCTTTGTCTTGCAGCCAAGGCTTCCTCTAGTTCTTTTTCAGTCATATTATTGAGTATTCCAAGATATGTTTATTTGTCCCCCGGTAGGAACAACCACCGGATAGCCACCCGCAGCTACAGGAACGCAGTTAGAGGTACTTGGGTTGGCTGCGCTGCCGGGATTTCCCGCAGAGCCACAGCTTCCTGCGTTTCCTCGACCACCGCCACCACCACCGGGAGGGCCAATTCTCTCAGGGGGGAAAGGGTTCTGAAACCCGCCTCCGCCGCCGCCACCACCGCCACCAGCTCGGCTTAAACAAGCAGCGACTCCGGGGTTTGCATCTCTTTCCCCAAAAAGAGGAGCCAGTGGGCAACCGCTATATCCACTAGTTACCCCGTAGTTTCCTCCGGGGCCGCCTCCAGCATTGCCTCCTGCCGCAGCATTAAGGTTAGCACCTTCTCCGGTAGCTCCAGCATTACAACGACCAGCACCTCCGCCACCTCTTCCTCCAGTTAAGCGATACTGAGGTGGGGGCGCTCCACTTCCACCGCCGCCAGCACCACCTCCCACTGTTCCAGCAGCGACTAAGGCTCCCGGCGAAGGGTTACAATTAAGACCACAAGCTCCATCATTTCCAGAATTACCAGCAGCCCCGCCTGCACCAGCATTTCCCGCTGCACCACCAGCAAAACTAATACAAAAAACTGTAGACGCAGTTCCCGTGTTTCCAGCAGACCCAGCATTTCCCGTTGAACCCGGCCCAGCTCCTCCTGCTCCACCGCTTCCACGCCGCATGCGGGAAGGATTAGCCGCATGTTGTCCACCTTGGCCCCCGTCCCCGCCTGAACCTTCACCTCCGGCATTGCCAGAACCTCCTGCATTTCCAGCGCCGCCCTTTCCTACAACAGTAACAATTTCAAGACCCTCTGCCGCAGTGAAAGTTCCCGGTGAGTTAAATGTACAACACCCCGCTGCTACTGTCGGCTTGCCTCCGAATAAACCTACTTTACTTGTCCCAACAGGCATAGTTAACTCCTATAATTGCGGGGAATCTAAGCCTAGACCTAGCCGCTTATCAAATTTGTATTCGGCATATGCGCCGTTTTTGTTTATATAATGCAACATAAATTGTACGTTTATCTGACCTTCTGGCAACTTTCTTCGCCAATGGGTAGTCTCACATCCTTTGTATATAACAGCATCTCCGGGGTTAAGAATAAATTTTTCCGGATCGTTATTTTCATATTGCATCCATATGGGCCATACGTCACCTTTACAGGCTACGTTTACAGTAACACTAACCTCACAAGAAGGTCTGTCTGTGTGAGATTTTAACTCTTCGTTTTCTTGATATACTCTGCTATAGGAGTATGTTGGCTCTAACTCTAGCCCCGTATGCTCTTCAACAACAGGAAGGCATTCTTTTAAAATAATTTCTATAAGCGGATCAGCGTAGTACCCTAGTTTGCTTGAGTCATATTCTTCATGCTCTAACTTGGCTAACCACTCTCCACGGCGTATTTTGTTTTCAAAATATTCAGATATAGTTTTTATAGTTTGAGCATCAATTAAACTTTCTACTTGAGTATATCCTACGTTTTGAAAGTTATTCATGATAAAACCAACCCGTTACAACATACTTAAAATTTTCACCATAGACGGGATTGCCTCTGTGAGCATGAGTAAACGCAGCAGGCCATAACAACATTACGTTTTCAACAGGATTTATTCTACGCTGTTGATATAAAAATTCTGTTTCTCCGTTAGATTCTAAGGGTAATGTATTCAAGTAAAGCATATAAACTAACCCCCGATTAGCACCATCTCCATTGCCTTGCTCTCCGTGCCAAACATGATACCCGCCACCGCTAGAAGTTTTTTGCATTTTCATGTTGTTGCATAATATTTTAACATCTTGCAAAACAGAAAATTCTTCGCTATAAGATTGAAAACATTCCTGTAAACCTTTAAAAAATAAATCTTGCGTGTGGTTTCCTTGGAATTTTTCAAAGTTTATATTCTTTCCATTAGAAAAAATATGATAGTCGTTTTTTAAATGCTTATTTGCCCCTTCTCCAGTTTGGCGATTGTTTCCAACTCCTAATATTTTATTTCTTTCAAACTCGGCTATTAGATGTTCGCAGAAACCTTTCGGATAAACATCAGAAAAAACACCGATAAAGTCTTTATACTCAATATTCATTTAAACGGCGGCCCTGAAATCCAAGATACTAATGTTTGCCGTGTCCCTTTAATTACAGGTGTTACTTGATGCAAAGTGTAAGAGGGGAAAATAGTTATCAATCCTCTTTTCTTAGGTATATTTGTAACATCGCTGTTAGTAAATAACTGTAGCTGACCACCTTCGTAATCTGCTGGGTCAGATAATTGCAAAACTATGGATAGCTTCCTAGAAGGACCGGGAGAACCAAAATCTACATGCCATTTATAGTGAGACTGTTGAGTCTCATCGTAATGAGACAACTGTATCGGCTCTCCAAAACCTGTTAATTCAAACCCAAAATGTTCTGCGTTAATACTGGAAACTATATGTGATAATTTATCAAAAACCCAAGCATTGTTTGGTTCTATAAAAATCCAATTTAGCTTAGTGCTTCGCACGTTTTTATCTTTGAAGATACTTTTTTTGTTTTCATTATTAACTCTGCCAATATAAGCTTCTTCTACCGCCTCTTTAGCTTTTTGCTGTAACCAATTCAGCTCTTGTTCCGTAAACGCTTCATCCCACCAAGCAAACTTTTCTATTTGCCTTGTATAAGGAGTAAGTAATTGCTGCATCAAATAAACCTTTTTCTTTGCGACAACATAAAATGAATAAACTTTGTCGGGTTATTAGATTGGTTTGGTGTAATCATGTGCGGCAGCCACGAGTTAAATAACATCATAGTCCCAGCTTGCACGTTGTCAAAATATATCTGTGGCGTTGCCATTGTAACTTGATCGCTTGGCGCTGCCCATAAATCTGCCATCCGTTTACCCGATCTAGGATCGTCAAATATAGGATAAGAACCTCCTTCCGGTACTTCAAGAAAGTAAAACCCCGATATTTGGCTATCACTATGTACATGCATAATGTTACTGCCAGTACAAGCAAACTCTTGCCCCCACATTCCTGATACATAAAAGTCATATTCATCTGTCAAATAACCCTGATCTTTTAAAATGCTAACACCCTTGTCTCGAAAGTAAGATGTTAGATACCCAAGGTCAGGGTCATTTGCCATATGCTCAGTCTGTTTAACTAACGAAGGTTGAATCTGATCGTAGTATTTCTGAGTGTGCTTTAGCGTTTTATCTACCCAATTTATTCGCTCTTCGCGGTATATGAGCGATGAGAAATAAGAATAGGCTTCCATTAACTATTTACAAATGTATCTAGCTCTCCCGCTAAAGTAGTTACCGAAGACGAAGTAATAGCAGTAGCTTCCGCCGCAGATTGAGTACGGCGATTTTCAACCAATATTTCTTTAGCCATACGCAAAGTTTCTAACTTTGACCTTTTAGCTTCTTGTGTTGATTGGTTTGTGGCACGATTGTCCTCAATTGCATTTTGCAAATCTACTTGCGCTTGTTGTTCTGCTGTTAATGCCATATCAATATTCCTTACAATGTATAAAATTAAGTGGTTAGATTTTTAGCTGGGAGTGTAACATACCAAGTTGTTCCGTTATCTGGCGAAAAGAAAAACCATATATCAGTTGCCGAGGCAGTAGCTGTACGGGTTACAGACCCACCGGGATACTTAAATGTACCTCCAGCAAAAGCTAAAGTACGATTAGGTGTTCCATCGTTAGTAAGAATTAATGTAAACGAAGTTGCTCTGTTGCTTATAGTATTAGGAGTCGCTAGTGTAAGCGTAGCATTACCGTTAAGTGTTGCAGTAAAAACATTTCCATCATCACAATCTATAGTTTTAGCAGTTCCTGTGTTTCCTAATGCGGTAACTTTGTCAGAAAATACCCCAGTCATAAAACTGGTTGTAACGTCAAACTCACCTGTTCCTTTGGGAGTAAAATTAATACCTACATTAGTGTCATCACCAGTAGCAGAAAACGCTGGGTTATTTCCCGTAGCTGAGTTAGCCAGCGTAAGTTCGTTTACAGCAGATGTTGTGGCTGTAACCTTAAGCAACTCAGCATTGTTGGTATCGTTAATTCCTGTACCAACTTTAGGACTTGTAAGAGTTTTAGATGTTAATGTCTGCGTATCACTAGTTCCTACAACATCGCCACTAGGTACGGCCTTAGCACTATCTTTAACTAGCTTTCCAGTAGTTCCATCAAAAGCTGTAAAGTTATTGTTAGTAGCACTACCCGGCCCAACAACATCGCCATCAGTAATATCTTCAACTAAGGCAAGGGCATCAAATACAGCAGCTCCTGCGCCAGCTCCGTCTAAATAAACAACTTTTGTTTTGCCAGTGGCTATTGTTATAGTAGCCCCTGAACCCTGCTTTATAGTTATGGACTGACTGCCAGTAGTAGCATTCTCTATCCACATAACCCTTGTGTTTGTATTAGGGCCAATGGTTAGCTCTCTGGTTGTCGTAAGAGATGCTCCAGAAGTAACTTTAAAATAGAGCGCACGAGCAGGGTCTGAAGCACCATCAGCTACTGTGGTAGTAGCATTAGCATCAGAAGCAAAGGCTGCTTGAGTAGCATACCCTAGCGATTCTCCAATAAGCTCTAAATTTGTATTTGTACTTGTACCCCAAGTGCCGCTCTCGTCACCTGTAGCAATTTCTTTTAATCTTAGATTGTTTACATAAGTAGCCATCTATATCTCCACTGACTATAGCGAAGCGTCACCCGTAGCTGAGGGAACGCTGGTTGCATAAATCGTTGTGTTTTGTCTTAAAGACAGAGTCGCTCCGCAATTTGAGCAAGTATCTGCTGCAAGCTCTGACTCATCTAAATCATAACCACAATTAGCACAAAGGATTTCTATTTCGTGCTTAGGGTCTACAACGCCATCAATTGTTTTTGCTTCATTAACTGTCTTCATGCAGCAATCTCCGTCCAAATAGTTCCGGGGTTAGGCACTATTCTACCCCATACTAAAGCATCTCCAACCTGACCAGTAGCTTCAACTCCAGTCGCATTAACAATTGCTGCTCCATTTACAGAAACAGAACCTAAAGCTGTAGTGCCTTGAACGCCAGTCACATTAACAAATAACTGAAGGAATACAGTAGCTGATCCTAAAGCAGTTGTTCCCGTAACTCCTGTTACACTAAACTGTACATCAATTTTTGGTGTAACAGTACCAAGAGCTGTTGTTCCCACAACTCCAGTTGGGCTGACAATTACAGAGCCTAGAACTCCAGCAGAGCCAAGACTGGTTGTTCCAACAACGCTCGTAACAGATACATTCGCATCTGCTTTAACAGATGCTGTTCCTACTTGACCTGTACAAGCATTACCAAGAACATCAATAGCACCATCAGCATTAGCAACAACATTTCCAAGAGCTGTTGTTCCCACCACTCCAGTAAGAAATGTTGATCCACCAAGTTGGAAAGTAACTGTACCAACTGCTGTAGTTGCCTCAAAGGACTGACTTCCGTCACCCCAAGTTTTCTCGCCCCAACCAACGCTTCCCCATCCGTCAAGGAATATGCTTACATCAAAGACTGGATAGTTCGCAATTCCTGTTGCTGATACACCCGTAACGCTAACTGTCGCTCCTGCTGCGGGGGTTTCAGAGCCTAGCGCAGTAGTTCCAGACAAACCTGTCACTGAAACATTAGCGCCAGCAGCAACAGTAGCAGTTCCTAGCTGACCAGTACCTAAAGGTAAGGCAGGACTATTAGTGTCCCATTCACCGGAACCCCAATTACCATAGCTCCAGCCGCCTAGTGGTACAATCGCATCAGCCATTTAACACCTATCAAGCGATACGAATAATCGCGTTACTAGAATCCGCCGTAGGGAACACAATAGTAAAATCGCCAGCAGTTGATGTCTTATCACCACCAAAATCTAAAATAGCAACAGCAGGATCTGAAGACTGAGTATCATTAAATATCATCGCGCCACGAGCAGTAATAGTAGCTGTGGAAAACGTCAAATCGTTAAAGTCAGTAAACGCAGTGGTTCCAGAACTAGTAGGGGCTACCGTAGTAAGTGCGGCTCCTTTAGCTGTATATCCTGTTCCTGTTACTTCGTTAGAAGTTGTATATGCAGTAGTTGCTGCACCTAGAGATGCAGAGCTTGTATACAAGGCTAAGTTAAATGTATCCGCCGTTGTACCACCACGAGCAACAGTTGTTCCAAATGCGTGTATACCGTTAAGAAGCTCCACTTTGAAGCTCGTACACATTGCTTGAGTAATAGCCATAATGGGCTTCTCCTATAGTTTACTTATAATGCCAGCCAATTCAGCGTGGCCTTGTTGATTAAGCTTAGAACAAACAGTTGTCCTGTCAGACCTAATAGCTTCCTTCATGTAAAAAACAAAAAGGTTTTTCACAGTATCTTTAAATGCAAGGGCTTGAGCTTTTATCAAAGGGTCTGCCGTATCACTAACAGCAATAAACCTTTCCATAGCTCTTTCCGCTAACTCCTCTGGAGTCCAGCCTCGATGAGAGGTTGTATGAACTTTAAAATTTATTCCTGAGCTTGCCTCGCCTTCTACTCCGCGCATTAGCCCCTCCTAATAAAAACAGCACCACTTCTGTAGTTGTCTGTTGTATTGTAACCTTCGCCAAGTATCTTAAGTTGAGCAAGAGACTCATCAAACTTTGATTGATACAAAGACATTAAGTCTGGATCGCCCTTAAGATAAGTATATGCTTCTATGAGAGATCCATACAGCAGTGCATTTTCAGCATTTGTTCCAAGCCAACTTGTTCCACTAGGCTCTACCGATATAGACAAAGGTTTATATAAATAATGAAGCTCAACAAAATAATTTGAATTTGGCGTAGGGCCAAGTATGAAATTAGAATCATCAAATATCCCATAATATTTAGGAACGCCAGTAACTGTAACGTCTGGAGATACTTCTCTAATAAAGTTAGTATCTTTAAAAAGAAGGTATTCATATCCTGAGTTATCAATTGCCATTGAATACTGAGACAAAAAATCAGACGGCATTGCCAGATATTGATCACCGTTACTTACGTTTGCAGTGACGTTCTTCTTAAAATCTGGGAGCTGAACAGTTCTAAGTATTCTTTCTTCTGCTTGAGTAACAAACGTAGGAAGATTGCTAACAAAGCTTGACTCAGTCGTTTGCAAGTAATCTTGTATAGCTGTTTTTAATGTCGTATATGTCCAAGCCATCAGCTTATCTCTACCCTAACAGTGCCAACCTGACCGAACATATCTAGCCCGACAAGACCAACAGGGTTCCAAGAAAATAACCTCCGACTAGCTGCCAAGCCTCTGTCAGGTCTTGGGTTCCTTAAAGCTTGGGGGTCATTCATTCTTATTCTGCCTAACTGTAATTGAGGCTGATCTTTGTCAAGAACATCACGACCAACCAACATACCATTAGGTCTACCATCCTCTATCTGAGGAACTAAATCTCTTAAGTTATATCTGAAGCCAGTGCGATCACACATCCCAAAAGCTTTTTTCCCATTAGCATAGCCGCTCATAGGTACTGATAACCTCCCGGCACAACATATAAAGCAGCTTTCTCTCTATCTGCGTCAGAAGCTAATTCCCATTGCTCATCATAAACTTGTTTTAGCAAGGGCGCTCTTTCAGAAACTTCAGGTTTCTTTACACTGATCTGATATGCCAAACCAGCAACAAGGCAGGGCAACCACCTTGAAGGAACATCCATATTGTTAGAAGAGGGCTTGCCAGAATCTTGTACTCTCTCCATATAGTAATAACATAAAGTATATGTTTCGGCAGTATCTGGAACAGGCCAAAGATTAATTGCTATCTGCGAAGGATCTTTTTCAATCCAATACTGCAAAGGTCTAGCTTCAGTTAACTTGTTTGTTAGATGAGAATACTGACTTATGGATATTCTCTGCATCATAAGATCAGATTGGCTAGAGGTATTACCAGCATCTGTCCTTATAAACGCCTCAATAATATCTAATTCTTTTGAAGGCAATGCATAACGCCCTGTCCCCGGAGTTAGCACAATGCTGCCAGACTGAACTGTCCAAAGGTTTAACCCTCTGTTCTGCCACTCAAGCATCATAAGATCCAAGCTTCTCCTAGCGGTTCTGTAATCATAGCCGCTTCTAAGCTCTACTCCAGCCCTCTCATAGGACTCTTCTATGATATCGCCTATATCTAGATTGAAAGAGTAAGATCCGCTAGTAGCCATTATCTGATTACGCCTCTGGTTAATCCACGGACAGCTCTGCCGTCACGGTTAATAATCCTACCACCATTAAATTTCTTCTCAACAGAATCAGACTCAGACATAGCAATAGCAATAGCCTGATCACGATTGGTTACTTTTTGACCAGAACCACTCTTAAGATCTCCAGCTTTATACTCGGACATAACTTTCTTAATCTTTCTCTTCTGAGCAGGCGATTCCATAATCTCTTTACCCATCTGTGATCTACTAATCATTTAACATTTCCATCGTTTTCTAGCTTGACGCAGCCTAGAATTAGGGTCTTTAGCTGCTTTTGGAAACTTTTTCATTTGACCTTCAGAACGAGCGCAGAAAGATTTACGCCGCTTTGCATCTTTACTACCTTTCTTAACCTTGCCCGTTACTGCTGTTTTCAACTTAGATCCGGGGTTGTCCTTACGATATTTAGCCACACCTTTCTTGGTCATGCCTGCGCCAGACTTAGTCGGACGCTTATGACCACCTTTTATGGTGTGGCCTTTCATAGTCCCCTTCTTAGAATCTTTAGGCATCGCTACTTCTTCTTAGATACTTTCTTTTTTCTTTTAACAGCAGAAACTCGCCTTGGCTTACCAGCAGGCTGACCAAGTCTTTTCTTCTCTGCCACTTTCTTTTTCTTTTCTGCGGCGCTCATTTCTCCTGATGTCTTAGGAGTCTTACTAGAAACTTTCTTTGTTGGCCTACAATAAGGAGTGCCTCTCTTATCGCCTTTTTTTCTGCCACAAGCTTTTCCGGTTTTAACGTCTTTCCAATCTTCTTTAAACCAACGCTTTAAGGCTGCGCCTTTTTCCGTTTTACGAACTGCCACTGGATTTGTTACCCCAATTAGCAGCACCTACCTTACGGCATTTAGCTATAGCACCAGACGCATAAGCAGAAGGAAACACCTTGTATCTTGCCTTAACCTTTCGGTAGCAAGCATCCTTAGTGCTTCCGCCATCTTTGAATTTAGCTATTGTTCCACCGCCGTAGTACCTTCTCATATTATCCGTAAGTCTTATTTACAGTCATTACTATTGAGTAGGCATCACCGGACGCAGCGCCTGTGGTTGTGAATACGATGTCTCCAGTCTTACCCGAACCAGCGTTATTCGGTATCCCGCTAAAATCCCTGTAATCTAAATCGTCTGAATAGTTTTCAGGAAGATAAGCAATCAAGGTATTTGTTGTTGCATCAAACTCTATCTTTACATCCATCTTGTAAGTAACAAACTGTATTCTAGATACAACAACTGCGGTACACGCCTTTCCTGTCAAAGGATCTGAACCAAGAGCTGACACATCAACCTTAACAACAGCAGCTTCACCAGTGCCGTCACTTACATTTGTAAACTTCAAGATAGCGACTTTAGCCCCATCTTGAATAGTTTGACTGGTAACTAGATCAGCCATCTGATTTCTCCTAAATAGAGGGCGAGTTATCCCGCCCTATATTCTACGAAAGGTTATTGTTCTGAATGTACATAACCGTAACTGTTGCAACGCCTGTTGTGCCATCACCATTAGCTCCGGTGAAATCAGCCAAAACCTCTAGGTCAGTAGTTCCAACATCAGTGGCCTCTGTATCTAGTGTTCCGTGAGTAGTGGCAAGAGCCTTAGTATTCACAGCATCTAAAAAAGCATTTGCATCAGAAGCTGTTCCAACTGAAATAGTAGCAGCTCCACCATCATTTCCAACGGTGGTGACGTTTAAAATCACATCAACAATTTGAGAGTTGGCGGGTACTATTGCCATTCTCTGATTGAGTTGGCTTGCGCCTGTGATATTTGGTGCAGCGGATTGGGCCATCACAACAAAACCTACATTGGCTACATCAGTGCCAACAGTTGTTCCGGTGGTATCTCGAATGGTTCCAGCCTTAATCGGGCCGGAAAAAGTGGTAGTAGCCATATGTTACTCCTGTCGGGGCTAGTGTCTGCTTTCACAGTCAGGGTAAAAACAGAGAGGGGCAAAGCCCCCCTCTGGTACATCTGTACTTCTTACGAAGTACCGGGGGAACCGTAAATTCCCAGCGGATCAGATACTCCAAACGAATAACGCTCACGCGCTTTGTAGCGCACGTTACCAGTATCGAAGTCTCCATCCATTGAAGTCTCAAGCGGAGTACGCTCGAAATGCTTCATGCCGTTCGGAACATCGGTAATCAAGAAGAAAGCATTGCTGTCAGTCAAATAATGATTGACGCTATACCCTTCAGGAATAGAACCGTTGTTACGAAGTGCGTTGATGTCGTTATCGGCTGTACCGACTCGACCTTCTGTTTCCAGTAGACGAGTAGCAACAAACATCAATGCAGGCGGAACAATCAAACGCCGAGGACGAGCAGCGATAAGAAGTCCACGCTCATCAGTAAACGCAGCAATATTAATTACAGCGTCTTCCAAAGAGACTTCATTCAAATCAGCAGCAGTTACCGGACGGTTGCTGTTAGTACCACCATTAACAAGGGGGTGACCATTACCACCAGCAACACCATCGCCAGCAGCAGTGAACAAGTTTACTCCATCGCCGCCTTGGAAGGCATTGGTGAAACCATTGTTAAGGGGGAAAGCAGATTTAACTTGCTTAGTGTAAGCCATACCTCGCGCCAATGCTTTGGTGTAACGAGCAGACAGAGAGTCATAGAGGTTATCCTCCATAGCTTCTTCTGTAATGCTGAAACCCATCGCAACGGTCTCGTGGTTATAACGGGCTGTGAAAGATTCTTGAGCGGAATCGTAAGATATCGCGCTACCTTCAGCCTTCACAGGAGCCGCGCCAAAACCACTCAGCTTGACTTCCTCTTCAAACGAACGATCAGATGATTCACTTTCGTAGATCATAGTGTGTTCGTCTTCGTACTTTTCATACTCTAAGCCAAACAGGGCGTTAAGACCCGGAAGTAGCTCTTTGAGCATTTGCGCTCTTGAAATAGCCATTCGCTAGTCTCCTTATGTGCCTGTGCCAGTAGTTTGACGATACTGATGGTCACCAAAGTTAAAGAACACTAAGGCATCAGTAAACGCATCACCAACTGCACTGTCTGGGCCATCAACAAATTCCACAATTCGCAAAGGAAGTGTAGCAGTTGTTGCGGCAGTTGAACTATCCAAAGCATTTTTGCTTCGGCCTATATCAGTTGAACCAGCAGTCTGGACAACCGCGACATTGTTACCAAGATCAGCTTGAACTAAAGCAGCATCGCCCTGCATCTTGAATACAGCATCGGGATCATCAATGACATAAGCAACAGCATCAGAAGCTACTGTTCCTGTGGGCCAAATCTGAGAGAACGTCATCTGCTTAGTGGTGGGATCTGTAAAAGCACAGCCCATAAACACACCAACAGGTGTCAACGTAGTAGTACCAGTGTCTTTTTCAACAACACCAGCAGCTACCATTTTTACAAAATCGCCATAAAAGATGTTAGCAGCATAGCCACTAGCAATCTTAATATGCCGCATCTTGCCGGAGAAAGAACCACTGGCAGACAAAGTGCCAACTGGTTCCGCTCCCATAGGGGTTGCGGTTGCAGCCATTAGGAATTACCTCAATTATAGGCCGAACCTAAACGGTTTCAGCCTTTACCAAAAGAAGTCCTCGTAGTCCTATCAGGTTTTAACATAGGCATACGGGGATCGTTTTCTCTCATGAAACTATTATCCACAGACTCCATCTGTTGAGCAGCCATTTGCTGATAATACTCTTGTCGTTTTTCCATCTCTTCTTGAGGAGCTTTGCAAAGCAAAAGCCCACCAACTTCGATGTTGCCAACAAACCGCGAGTTTAAATCAGACATGACTTGCATCTCTGGATGATCATCTGCCTTAACAGGAACCCAGCCTTCTCTCATTTTCTGAGAGACATTAGTGTTATCAGGTTGTCCCAGAACGCTGGTTCTTATCCATCGGAAAGCCCAGCCGTCTTTAGGTGCAGGAACAGGTAACACTGATGCCGGAGTCCAGCTATCAGAATTTCTAGTTTCGGTTTCTCTGCTCTCATTAGAGCGTGGTGTGCGCTGATTAGCCATTAATTACCCCTTCATGAGTTGTCTGGCGTATTGCTCGTTAGTGAGTCCAAGTCGCTTTGCGAGAGAGACTTGGCTGGGAGTAAGTTCTACTGTGCGTGGTTTTGCGCCATTATTTCTATTGGCTGGGGCAACCACGTTTACCCTACTAGGTGTAGAAGGAACTTCGCTCCCAGAGCTTACATCTCCACCAAAGTATTCAGGAAACTTTTGACGCATTGTCGCGTCAATCCTATTGTAGTATTCATCGCTTGACGGGTCTAATCTTTCGTCTTTAATTAATTTCTCATGCATCCCGTAAGCTAAAGCAGTCATGTCCTTGTAACTAGGATTAAGAAACCAAGGATTGTTTTCCTTCCAGCTTCTCTGCTTTTCAGAAAGGGGCTGAGGCTGCGCCTGTGCTTGTGCCTGCACTTGGTTAGCTTGTTGAACCTGAGCCTGTCTAGTTTTTTGAGCAAACTGTCTGCCCTGCTCCTTCCTTTCTATCTCTTTTAACTCATATTGAGCAAGATTTAAAGCTTCTTGAGTAGCAACTATCTGATCAGTGTTGCCCTCTTCATAAGCAGTTTTATAGCTATTCTTGGCATTTTCATAGTCAAGCTTTGCTTTTTGCTTTACAGAATCAATAAGAGCTGTCTCGCCACGATCTATCACAGACTGATAGTTCTTGTTCTTTTCAACAAGATCTTGAGCTACACGAACAGCTTCATCGCGCATCTTCTCAGCATCTTCTCTTTTTCTTCTGTCATCATTGTTGATGGCAACAAGCTTGCTTATTCTTTTCTGAGTAGAACCTTTGTAGCCTTTTAGCTCTTCCTCAGTAATCCCATCATCGGCTGGAGTGTCATCTCCAAACGTGGGTCTATTCTTGTCTTCCGGCGGAGTGTCATCAACAACCTTGACTTCAATATCACTCGCTGACTCTTTAGGATCTGGTTCTGACTTCTTCCCAATCTGAGTCCTTACGCCAAAAAATTTATCTTCACTGCTGGTTTCTTCTACTTGATCTGTGTCACTCATATTTTTCTAATGCCTCTTGGATCGTCAACAATAGCTTCTACGCTGTCATCATTAATAAGCCTGAACTCTCGGTCATGTATATTGAACCTAGTTCCAGAATAAGATCTCATCAGAATAAAATCGCCTTCTTTACAGTAAGGGCCATTGGGGAACTTACTTTTATCCTGATAGGCATCTGGGCCAAGCTTTATAACAAACCCGACAATAGAACCAACTTCTTCTAACTGTCTCGTTGCTTGTGCTTTAATGATTCCACCATCAGTTTTTTCGTCAACTTCAGGCAACGCTATTAATAGTTTATATCCAGAAGGCTCAGGCAACTGGGTAGGCTTTGACTCGACATCTTTCTCGTCATTTGTCTCCACTTCAGTTTTAACTGATCCAACTTCTACAGTAGCAGCTTCACTCATTTTATTTCCTTAGCACTGGATATTAGTGTCCAGAGTCACTTGCACCGCACGATGCGGAGAATTAAGCGTTTTCAATCCTTTGATTTATATCAAGAATTTCTCTCTCAGCCATAGCAAGACCTTCTATAATCCCGCAGCATTTAGAGTATTCATCAAAAGTCTTACAGCTACCCGTGCTGATGTGATCACTTACATCGTTCATCATTGTTCGGATATTTTCTCTAAGAACTTGTAAAGCGTTGTTACTAAAAACTTCACTCACCAGATAGCTCCTTCGCTATTTCAACACCGACTTTAACGCCATCAAGCATATCTTTTGACTGCATTCTAGATTTCTCTATATCTTCTCTAGATGCATCTTCAGCTACGCGAACACCAAGTTTAGCGCCTTCAACCTTGACCTCTTGAGAAAGTTTTTCTCTTTCAAGTTCGTTCTTCTCCTTACTCTTTTGAAGATCAACTTGAATCCTAGCCATATCAGTTTGAGCTTTGTCTTGAGCTTGCTTGGCCTTGAGCTGCAATTCAGCTTGTTGGAGCTGGATGATTGGATCTTTCATCTGCTCCTGTATGCGTTGGGCTTCCATCTCTCTCTTGTCCTTTCCGGTGAGTTGTGCAGCGGCAGGGGCAACAAGCTTGGATAACCTGAGTTCAATATCTTCTGGTAATGGTTCATCTGGCGGAGGCAGTTCAACACCTAGCTCTTTTTCTATCTGTTGTCGATAGAGGAAAGCAACATGCTCTGCTATATGCGCCATCATAGCCGCCTGTTTCACTTTTGCATCTGGAGCCATTGCAAGCATCTTAAGAATCTTAGGATCTTCCATAGCAGCCATATGAGTTTGTATGTGGGCCTCGTGATCTTGGTATGCGAAGGCTTTAACAGGCTCTCCCGTCATGATCATCATGTTCTCAGTGACAGGATCTGTAGGCTTAATATCCTTATCCGTTGGAATAATCTTGTCTGCATCCCTTATGCCCAGCACTTCAATCATTTGACGATGAAGTAATGGTAGGTCATACATCTGTGGAGCTGAGGCTGAGAGTTGCAACGCAGCTTGATACTGCATAATGCGTTGAGCCATCGTGCCACTGTTCGGATCGCTAACAGGAATGATATCTATGCGATCATCGAAGTCTTCTGCCGCTAGTGGTTGCTCTGAATCGTCATATGGGTAGCGTTGAGGCCCATAATCATGCACTAATCGGCTTAATATCTTTAATTCTGCCCCCATTGCAGCGTGAACACGCGCCTGAACCGCGCTTAATACCTTCATTTCGCGCTCAAGTATGGCTAATGTCGTGCCAACTGGGGCTTCAGAGTTCATATCAGAGGCTTTTACGTCAGCAGCAGAGGCAAATCGCCTGCCTTCCGACACAATGTCCCCTAAAAGCTGGTAAAGGACGTTAGATGGCTCCTTATACGGCATAAAACTGATGTTATCGCGTATAGTACCGCCCGGAACGTCCACATCACGGAACTCTCCCGGCATAATCGGGGTGTCATCACCCTTAATCTTAAGCCCACGCGCCTTCAAACCACCCGGAAGGTTCGCTAAAGTCCCAGCGTCAACTAATTGACGGAGTAATGAGGTAGCTGACTTGCTTAATCCACCTATCATGTGGACTAAACCGAAACCGTAGAAGCCTAATCCCGGTAAATAGGTGTAATGAACGAAGTGTTCCACCTTTAATTTCTGTGGATCTTCCTCATTCCAGTTCCGCTTGATCGATAAAATCTTTCTAGAGCCTTTATCGATAGTAATTACATAGGGTAAAGCTATACCAGTCTCTTCTCCGCCCTGCATATCCTCAAAACCGGGAAGGTCATAGTCAACAACCATCTCCAGCAAGGTGTGTCTGTGGTCAACTTCATAGTTGGCGCTGTCACCAGTAAGTCTATTGTACTTTTCTTGGATCTCTCCAATGTCTGGAGAAGGAGAAGGCAGATCAACATCTCTATAAAACCCAGAAACTTGAAGCTTCCTAATATCATTAGGGGTTCTTTTCATCACATGAGTTGCACGTTCACAATTCTCAAGATCAGAAGCGCCATAACTAACAACAAAATCTTCTGCCGGAACAAACATACTACAAGGTCTATCAAGGTTGGGATCAAAGTAAACTTTTCTAAAAGCAGATCCGGCAATTGGCAGAGAGAACAAGAGCTTCTCAGTCTCAGACCGATACTCAGACATTCTCTGTGTCATTAAATAATTTAAATAATCTTGAACACGACCAGCTTGCTTAACTTTATTATCAGTAAGCTTGCCTACAACAGACGTTTTTGCTGGCCCACTGGCAGGAAATATCTCTTGTATTGTCTGCGCCTGAAAACGAACTACAGCCTCAGCAAGCATTGGATGAAAGACACCACAAGCTCCAGCCCAAGGCATAGTGCGATCTTCAAAGCGAAGACCTAACAAATCTAGCCCTCTGACATAGGACTCTTCCCAGTCAGCTCGACTTTCTTTGTCAGCGTTATACATACCTACAAGATCTGAACCAATCATCTCTAAGACAGGAGGATCAATGTATTCCGCTAGGTTAGCCCCGTGTTGTATTGAATCATCCATAAAGCCGCCATCTGGATTAAAATCCAAAATAACGCCTCCATCTTCAGTCTCAATAGAAACTGCTTCAGGGTTAACTATGCTAACTTCAACAGCCTCCTCGCTATCTACGGCAAGCGGATTGCTGACTAAAGATTTTTCAATAGCCATTAAACGACCTCGAAATTTCCGCCTTTGGTTGCAGCGCCCATACCACGGCACACTCCGCCAGACTTCATTTTCTTAAGTTGGTTAACTTTTTTCCCAGATCTCATGCCCATTACTTTCTTGGTAGCAGTCTTTCCAGATTTCATACCCATTGCCTTTTTGGCAACAGTCTTTCCGCCCATCATTTTCTTTGTGGCTCTTTTCCCACCCATCATTTTCTTGGCAGCTCTCTTTCCAGACTTCATTCCCATAACTTTTTTAGCGGCACGTTTTCCGCCCATCATTTTTTTAGCAACAGTTTTGCCGCCTCGCATTCCTTTCTTTTTACCTAGCATCAAGAAATCTCCTGTAATATTTTTTACGGATTTCGTACATGTCAATTATTTCAGGGTTGTCCTGATACACATCATAGTAGCCTTTAAGCTCTAGCTTATTAGAGGCTTCCTGAAGAAAAGAAAGTCTTTGAATAAAAACCAACCCATAGCTGTACTCGCTAATAGGCTCAAAACTTTCAGCGTCCAAAACTTCACTCTCATCATCAGAGGGATGAAAACCCATAACCCAAAGATCTGAATCGCCCCAAGCTCTTTGACTTATTAAATTATTAATTTCACTAAGACTTTCATGAAAGCTATCTTGATCTTCGTTATAGTCAGTCTCAACGACAATAACTAACTCATAGTTATCATCATACTTAGAAATGTACTTTAACAACTGATCATCATTGCCATCATGATCAAAAACAATTTTGACCAGATCCTTCTCCCAAGCTGCTTTAGCATAGGGACAAGTCGGAATATTATTAAAATTAGGGTTAGGCATCTCAATAATATTAGATGACCACTCTCTAATCTCAGCTTCGATCTTCTGCTCTTCTTCTTCTATATTAATAATAGCTGACTGACTTTCCACCATAGAATGGCTCGTCCTCTTCATCACTCTGTAACTTCAGGAAGCCGCCTTGCCTAAACCTAAGCAGTGCCTGAGTAGATGAGTCAACCAAGTCATCATGCTCTCCTACCGGGAAAGCTGCAAACTCATCGACTACCTCTTCAGCAAAGCGTGTCTCTGGACACCAGACTATACCAGAGGCAAACAAATCTGCCACGGCATTAACCCTAGCTATCTTGTCATTACCCCTAGAGGGGGTGTACTCAGCTACGGGAATACCCATCGCCCTTAATTCAAAAATCAATGGAGTTCCAGCGGCTTTAGCTTCCACTATAAAAGCGTCAGGCTGCATCATCTGCCACATCTCATATGCCTTTTGTTTAAGCTCTGGGAACTCCAGACGCTCCTTATAGGCATCAAGCAGTATAATGTTAGGCTGACTCATACCATCATCGTCCGGCGCATAGAAAACGCCCCACGTTGTACAGGCAGAGTAGTCAGCTCTTTGTGTCTTTAAGAAAGCAGTATCCCAAGACTGAATAACAAATTCGCAGGGAGGAGGTTTCTCATTCTCCCAGATCTTCCACCACTCCTTCTTAACCAACGCCCCTTCTTCAGCAGTGGGGTTCTGTTGGTACTGTGCGTTCCACTTAGAAGGCGGCAGCTCCGCTTTTAAGGAGTCCAGCTCTTCTTTACTCCAGAACTGAGGCCATAATGCTTTTTCTTTATCAGTCCCCTCATACATGATGGCAGGAAACTCAATGATCTCCCATTGATCTGTTCCAGCCCGTTGAGAGGCAGACTTAGTTATCTTTCCGGTCAAATCGCGCATATGCCATCGCGTCATCACGATAACTATAGCGCCTCCCGGTTGAAGCCGTTGACGAGGCCCGGATGTGTACCATTCATAGGTTCGATCAAACACAGTGGGGTCAGCACTTTGTCCTTCTTGCTCCGAGTGGGGATCATCGATTATGAGCAGATCTGCACCTTTACCAGTTACAGCACCACCAACACCAATAGCGAAATACTCACCACCAGCACTGGTACTCCATCTCCCAGCAGCCTTGGAGTCGGGCCTAAGAGTCAACTCTGGGAAAACCTTTTTAAAATCCTCGCTGTCTACGAGGTTACGAACTCGCCTACCAAATCCAACAGAGAGTTCTGCTGTGTGGGCGGTCTGTATTATCTTCTTATTTGGGTACTGCCCCAAGAACCAAGCCGGGAGCATGTAACTAGCAAACTCGCTCTTAGTGTGTCTGGGCGGCATATTAACTATCAACCGCTTTAACTCACCACGAGCTATACGCTCAAAAGCCGAAGCCATTATCTTATGATGCTCACCATCAATAAAAGCAGGCCACATCGTGCGTACAAAATCTATGTATCCAGCCCTAGCAGCCTCAAGCTTCTTCGCTTCATCAAGCTGCTCAAGAAGACTAAGTATCTCTTGCTTGTCCTCAACAGGGACGCTATCTAATGTATTGATTAAATTTTGATCAATATCCAAGCGCAACTCGCCTTTTTGAAAACAAGGATTTCACTAGCAAGGATTACCCTTGAAAGCGTCACCTTTAAATTTAAAAATTAGGAATACCTAGAAATAGATACTGCAAGCGTATAAGAGTAATCCTTAGTAAGGGTAACCCTTAAGACACAAGTGTAAGAAATTTTAACATATTGTGCCTATTGACAAGTGTAAGGTCAATTTTTTTTGCAAAATTTTTGCCGGGTACTAGGATTCCTACCCCTTTTCTGTACAAAATTTGACCAGCATAAAGCTAAGTGATTGATATTATTGGGCATTCTAGAAAACATAGGGGGGGTATGCTTAAAAGTAGGTAATTATTTGAGTGTAACACTGTGTACTGGGTACGCACACACGGCTGAGCTATAAGGGGGGGTGGGGTATCAAAGTGTGAGACCTGTCACGGGGGTCAGGTGTATTATTAAAGGGGGGTCATGTTGCACATACAAAGGGTGTCACTTGTATTATTATTAAAGGGTCATGTAACTTTTGTTAAGCGTGTCATTGTTGAATGATGGGTTAACTATAAGTAGGCATAACCTTGGATTACTTTTAATGCAGATCTTTATTGTCGCTATCCTTGGTTTCTTGGCTGGCTAATAATAATTCTAGCTTGGCCTGTAACTTGGCTTCGATGTCGGCACTAGTGGTCTCTTGCTTCTGTTCAACCACATCTTTGAATAGGCCGACACTTTTCCCTAGCAACTCTGCTGATCGGATCTTCATACTATCCGCACCCTCCGCTGTATCCATCCAAGTCCGAAGCTTACCTAGAACTTTCTCTCTGTCAGAGACCCCAGAGGCTTGTATAGCACGTTCCCTAGCAGCTATTAGCACCTCTACCCTTTGGGCTATGTCAGGGTTACTCATAAGCTTGCTTGCTTCAGTCTGTATAGATCCTGCCTTAGTGTCAGGCTTAACGTCATATGCTTCTCTATATGCGTCACTGTAGGTGCTGCCGGATGCCACGCACCGAGAAAAGTGTAATTGCTTTGGAGTCAATTTAGTTGCCATTTTAGATACCCTTACTATCAGTTACCTCGATAATACCCGTAATTGATCAAAATTTAAACAATAGCCGTTAGACGGCCTGAGAGCCTCTCTAAGCCACGATAGAGTGACCCCTACCCATAGCATTGATTTGTTGCTATCGTTGATTGCCTTTAATATCAATGACTTACAACAACACAAAAAATAATTAAAGAAATAGTTGCAATGCCCGTTAATATCATTAAGATTCGCAATACATCTTGATTTTAAAATTTTTATTTGGAGTGACTATATGAAACAAATTTTTGCCGATACGGGTTCCTGCCCTACTTATAAAACAGCAGCGAATGCCATAGCAGCTATCGCTAAAAAAACGCCAGATGCACTTGATGAATTTAGATGGCTTATAGCTTCAAACTCTGACGGTAGGTTTTTTGTAGTATTTGTCGAGCGTAAAGCTTTAGACCTCTGTCTTTTTAATCATTATTTTATTTGCAATTACTAGGGGATATCTAATGGAAAATCAGGATCACGATTATTTAATCGACTTAGAAGTCGGTGACATAGTCTCTATAAATTCAGACGCACTATGCGATTTTGCGGGTTGCAGTGGCAGAGTGGTTAGACTTGGTGAGTATGTAATTGTTCAGTTGCCAGATCTTAAAACTAATCTGGCCTATCAAGAATCAGAATTAACTTTATATCGGGAGCAATAGAATGAATTTAAAAGAACTAAATGCTTTAAAAAATCTCATGTCCTATAGCTTGCACGGTGTGCCGCAAGAGGATAAAGACGCTTTAAATGGATTAATCGAAAAGGCAGCAGATACCGACACGATCTGCGTAGACAAAGAATGTTTAATGCAAGCTTTAACTGCGGCCTATTACCAAGGTCACAAGAGCGGCATAGCAGTAGTGAGAAAAGGCAGCAGCCAGACCCATACTGAAACAATGGTAATTTTAGAAGAACTCGCAAATAGCATGACTAATAAAAAATCAGAATTAACTTTAAGACTAGGAGCAATAAAATGACAAATTTTCCAGAGCAATCAGAAACTTATGAGGCAGCAGCCGCCCGTAATGAGCAGGACAAGCGCGAGTCGTTTGAACGGTGCGACACTGACGGTTTCGTGTCTCAGTGGGCCAGTGGTATCACTGCTGACCTGAACCGAGAGAAGGCTCGAATCTCTCGTCAAGAGGGACTCGACACCTTCAACGGCCTTTATTCTGGCGACACTCGCGTTCGCGCAAAGATTGTTGACGGTCAATATGGATCAGTCTGGCTAGTTGATGAGAGCGACAGAGATCTTACAGGTGGCCGCACCTTCATACCTGAGGGTTCACGATCTCGCGTTCAGCGTGAGCTAGGACTCTCTCAGCGTCAAGAGATAGCGCCTGCTTGGGCCTGCACGGCAGGCAGCGGTTATGGTCTCTCTGGCGCGTGTTCAGTACATGTCATCACCTTTAGAACTGGGTGCAAGTGGGGCAGTGATGCCGAACTTGTAAAATAATTGAAATTGATACTTGACAACACTATTGCCAAGCCTCATAGTCCGAATACGGTTTGATTTTAAAATTTTTTATTAACTTGGAGTCACACAGAAATGCCTACATCAACTAAGCAAAAAAGAAATCCACAAGCTGATCTTACGCGCAAGGTCTTAAAGCAAATGAAAGAACACGGCGCGAACTGGGTTAAGCCGTGGATAGGAGTGTCGAAGGGAGCGCACCATAACCCCATCACTAAAAATTATTACACTGGCGGAAATGTTTTTATACTTTGGGTTGCAGCCGAAAAGCACGGCTTCAGCGACCCTCGTTGGTCTACATATAAGGGTTGGGAATCCACTGACACGCCTGTACCTAAAGGTGAGAAGGCCACTGCCTATGTACAAGTGCCTATGCTCACTAAGCTCAAAGAAAAGGGTAAGCCTATGCTCGATAAAAATGGCCGCCAAAAGACTGGTCTTTTCTTTAGGACAGTAGCCCTCTGGAATGCCGAACAGGTAGGTGCTGAAGCACTTGTAACAGTAGAGCGCGACCCCGTTGAGACTCTCGCAAATGTTGAGGAGTTTATAGCGAACTATATATCCGCCACTGGAGTAAAGCTTGTAATCCAACAAGGCAGCGACAGAGCCTATTACAGCGCGATAAAAGACAAAATAGTAGTTCCGGCAATCGAAGATTTTAAAGGTCACACTGAGGCTGAAAAGCAGCAGGGCTACTATGGCACTGAGCTGCATGAAATCGGACATTCTACCGCTCACAAATCACGCCTAAATCGCGCTGAGATATATGATAGAACCCCAGAGAACTATGCGAAGGAGGAATTATGCGCGGAGTTGTGTGCAGTTTTTGCCTCAGCCGCTCTGGGCATAGAGCATACGCCTGCCCCTGACCACGCGCAGTACCTCGCAAGCTGGATGAAAGCCCTTGAGAATGATGAACGACTATTCTTTAAGGCAGCAGGGAAGGCTCAGAAAGCACTGGCCTATCTGCAAGCGCAGCAGCCTAAGCCTGAAGAGGAGGATGCAGCCGAAAAGGTTGCTTAAATCTAACGAAATCTAACGCCCCCTTCGGGGGGCATCACTTGGAGTAAACACTATGAACGATTACATAATCACCAAACATATTAACGCTTTGCTAGATGCTACTCTCATCAGAAAACGTAGCAATAAAAATGGTCTAGAACTAGACGTTAAACAGAGGAATCAATTGAGGTATGTCATCAGTGCAGGATTAATGTCTAGTCAAAGTTTGGTTGATAAAGTTATCGACCAAATGAAGTCAGACATAGAATCCAACGATTGGACTTCAATAGAGGGACTGCTAATTCTCATTGAGCCTGACTTACTTAAAGGATTCTTGTCTGATTAAAGTTAACACTTGCAATGCCGATTAATACCATTAACATAATCAATACTTTTTACTAATGAACTTGGAGGTTCCACATGAAACATCAAAGCACAGTAGATCAGATAGCTGAATTGTCAGCACAGATTTGTTACTTGAATGAGGAGAAGAAAGCTCTCATCGAAAGCCTCAAGGCTGAGGGTGCGGGTAGGTACTGCGGCACTGAGCATTACTTACAGGTCTCAGTATCAGAACGCGCCACGCTTGATCCAGTGGCCGTTCGCAACAAACTAAGCAGGCAGTTCATCGCCGCGCACACTCGCGTCACAGAGGTCGTGACAGCCTCTCTCAAGGGTTACAACAGAGACAGGAGGGTCGCGTAATGAAACAACAAATACCATTTGTTGAGCAGTGCGAATCCTCTATGAGGATCAATCAAAAGTTTAAAGATGACTGCGTAGTCAGGGCGATAAGTAACGCTACTGGTATGGCTTACAAGTTAGTCTTTGAAGATCTGATGGAGATCGGGTTAGAGATGTACGCTTGGCCTAATCAGGACATTGTCTGGATGGAGTACCTGAGCCGACTAGATTGGCAAAAGAATAAATGCCCTAGAGATTCTAATGGGAAGCTGATCAAGCTTAAGTATTGGAAGGATCATCCTGATACTGCGATTGTCAGGAACTCAGGTCACCTGACAGCGATAGTTGATGGCTGTTGCTTTGACACTTGGGACTGTACCTATAGACCAGTCAACACTTATTGGACACCGGAGGTTCACAATGTTTAGTTTGAAAATATTACTGGCTAACCTGAACCCATTCCTCCGCCTTGTATCGGTAGACAGAACCTTCTCTGTCTATCGAGGCTACGAGGCTACTGCAAGCAGTGACCTACGCTATGGTCGGAAGCGAGTGATCAGGCACAAGGGTGTTAAATATACATATCGGAGGGGCGCGTGATGAATAACGAAGAATTCAAGAAAGAAATTTACAGTCTGGCTTTTGGGGAAGGGGCTTGCGAAAGTCCTGTCCCTTACGACCCTGAAGAAGTTGTAGAACAAATTGAAGCATACACCAATGCTTCTTTTCTGGACGACTGTTTGGAAGGAAAAGTACATGACGCTATCACACACCTATGGGGTGAGAAGGGTGAAACAGACCCTGACTTGTCACTAGGGCTGCGGTTGAGGGACAACATTGAGAACGAAGAAAATGAAAAGACTATCAATGCCATCAACACAATCATCCAAGCGTTAAATCAATTCCACACTGTACACAATGACAATGGTGAAACTGACGCTTTTAAATATTACTAAGGAGAACGATGATGATGAGATACAGGAAGCACAAACCTAACCAAGTAAGCTATGAGTTTGACTGGGAATGCCTCTCAAAAGATGGCGAAGTTTTAGACCATAGTCACTTCTTTTGGTGTGATAGTAAGACCACGATGTTGGAATACAAGAAAGAGATGCGCAATTACCGCATTGACTTGAGTACCTTAGAACCTTACGGGATAAATAAAGAGCGAGAAGATAATGGGGATTACTACCAATTTGTAATCGTTAGGGATGAGTCTAATGAGGATGATGGGTTAGTAGATAGGGACTGGGCTTATCTAAATGAGGACAACGAGCTTACTACGTTTGGTTGTGGAACTGAGATACCTAAGTATGTGAAGAAGTTTTTCAAGTTAGTTACAGGAGAACGATGATGACAATACAAGAATTGATTA